CTGGATGTCTTCGCTCAACACGTCGCCGCGCAACACTGCATCGTCTTCATCACCAAAATTCACTGGGCTTCTCCGGCTGGGGGATTGGCAGGCTGATTCTGCGCCTGGGCTACTGCGGCGACGCGTTGAGTCATCGCCTTCTGACGCTCTGCTTCCGCTTTGATCTGCATTTCCTGCTGCAAGGCCTGCTTCTTGAGCTCCATCTCCATCAGCAGCTGGCGCTCCTTGTGTTCGAACTCCATCTGCAAGGCCTTGTCCTTGTGTGCGTACTCCAGCTGCAGCTTCTGGAGCTCGATGGCAGCTTCAGACCCAGGGTCCGCCGGATTGTTGGCCTCCGACTGAGCCTTGGCGGCCTGGGCCAGCTTGAGCTGTCCTTCGGCCTCCTCCTTGACGACGGCGGCCTCTTGAGCCCGGGCCTGCAGCGCCGCGGCAGCCTGCGCTTCAGGGCTGTCCTTGTTGCCTTCGAGGGCCGTGATGATATCAGCTTTGTTCTTGAGCCGACTGGACTGCAGGATGAAGGAATCCGGGATCTGAACCCCGACCTCAGTGCGCAGGCGCACGGCCTGGTCGAACTGGCTGTCCTCGAAGGTGTCACGATCCGACTGGCTCGTCACGACCACGGAGTACTCACCGAGCGTCAGGTCGTTGAGGATCTCGCCTTCCGGCGTCACCTCGTTGACCTTCATCGGTGCGACTTTGTTGGTCAAACGATCCTGCGTGACCATGATCAATCGCGGCTCAGTGTAGAACTCCTGGACGACGTCCAGGATGTTCCTGGCCAGGATGTGATCCGATCGAACCAGGTTGTCCATCGGCTTGGCCAGATTGGTCTGGCCGCTCTGCTTGTTGGCCAGCACGCTCTTCGCCGCAACGTCTTCGCGCGCAGAGCCCAGCTGGTAGTCCGACACACCAGAGATCGTCTTGATGTGCTCCTCGGCCTTGTAGCTGATCCGGTCCAGGCCGGTTGGCGTCTGGTTGGGCTGGATCTTCTCTGCCCCTTCCATGTCGTTGAGCTCCAGCACGAGACCGGTCTGCGCACCGCGCAGCTCCAGCTCGGCGATCGACATGTTCGTGAGCGCGCCCTTCTTGACCTTCCAACCGCTGTTCGCTGTGGTGTTGACGACGTGCAGCTCTTGAGAACTGACCTTGTTCAACAGTTCCTGCGGACCAATCAGGTTCTCTACCAGCCCGACCGTGCGCCCACTGACGAAGTACGGGAAGTACGGCACCACCGTGAAGTGCTTGTACGGGCTCCAGTCATCGTGCAGGACGATGTTGTCCGCCACAACCGTCCAGCGCACGCGCTTGATGAGCTTCTTCATCGTGTTGAACGACGAATTCTCCGCCAGGAACTGCGAAATCTGGTCGCGGTCCCACGCAGACGGAATCGGGCGCATGTCGCCGGTCACCATGTCGACAAAGTGCTCGACCTTGTCCAACTTGCGCCACTGGCGCTCCAGCACGCGGATGTTGCGCGTCAGCCCCGTGTCCGCATCGAGCGATTCCGGGTACGGCAGCGCCAAGCGCCCACCAAAACGATCCGGGTTCTCGTCAATCGAATCGAAGCCATACGGCAGGTGGCTGTTGCCGCGCGTCCGCAACAGGTCCGCGTCGCGCTTCGAGTAGGCCAGTTCGATGTCATCCGGCGACAGCCACTTGGTGACGATCACATCACCCCAGGTATCCGGGTCGTACTCCTCCGCGTCCTTGTCGATCAGGACGTTCTTCGGATTGAGCCGTTTGATCTGAACCTCGCCGCGCATCGAGTCCGTGAAATCCAACCGCACGTCCGCGAAACCACGTCCTGAGAGCACCCCATCCAGGAACCAGTCGCTCCGGGCCCAGGGCAGGTGGTTGTTGTCGCTGATGTGCATGAACACCTTGGTGAGCGCATCGGCCACCTCGTTCGTGGCCCCCTCATTTCGAGGTCGGAACACCGTGTCCGTGCGATTGTAGATCTGCTCGCCCAGCACATTGCTGATCGTGCTGATGATCTTGTTGATCGTGAGCGCAGGACGCTTCACCGACTTCAGAAAGGCCAGGTCAACCCCGGTCCACTGCTTCCCAACGAAGAAATCAACGCACTGATCGGCCTTCTTGCAGAAGTCGTAGTGCCCGTTGTCGCGGAGGTGCTGATAACGGGTCCAGACGTCGTTCGCGAGGGATGTGTTGACGGGCATCGTCAGGATCCTTTGGAAGAAAAGTTAACTGCTGCCTCCAGCTCTCCGGGGCGCAGTTCGCGGAACAACGGATTACCGCCTTCAGCAGACTTGCGGATCATCTCCGGGACCGTCGGCGACGCCTTGGACACACGGACGGTGGTCTTGGTGGTGGTCTCGCGCCCCCACCCAGGGTACCGCTCCCCCCAGTGCCGTTCGAACACGAATTCGCCGAAGTCGCCGTTTTCCAGGCCTTGTGCGATCAGTCGCAGCAACGCGTCGTGCAGACGGTCCGTGTACGTCGGACTGTCGGTGTCTTCCAGTTCCACCTCAATCAGGATGCGCATGATGCATTCTCCTTGTACTTACGCTGTGCCCATGCACCAAGGAGTGTCATCCCCTCATCGATACGCTGCGCGCGCTCATCCTCAGTGGTATACATCCCACTTGCGCATTGGCGGATCTCGGTGCCATCCGGTAGCCGCACTGTCAGCATCATCCTCAGCTCGTTCACTGTTCCTCCTACGCGGTCATGTGGGAGCCGTCCATCGTTGGACGGTCAATCTGATCGCGCCATGATCGCATAGGCGCGGGCTGTTCCTGTGCGGGCGGTTCGGTCTTGTTGACCTGGATCGCCGCCCACGCCGCGGCGTCTACCACGTCGTCGTTCGCACCACCGGGGAACCGCAACAACTCTGTGATGGCCTGGTTCACCCATCCATGGTACTTCGGATCAGGCCAGAACACCCGGCCCTGCTGCATGCGCCCCTGCAACGTGCGCGCACGCGCCAGCTTGTCGGTCAGCGGCTTCAGCACCTCGTACGCCGGCCACATGCGCCGTTCCGTCATACGCAGCTCCAGCATCGGCTTCAATGCACGGAAGATCTGCCCGTCTTCCACCGCGATCTGGTAGTTCACTTCCGGCAGCCCCAAGAACCGATTCGCGACGTCCAACATCGCATCCACGATCTCCAAGCTGTCGCCTCTGAACCGCATCACGTCCAGCACGTACAGCGCATTGCTCTCGTCCTGCAGGAACGTGAACCCAACGGTCCAGTCGTTCTGCTGCTTCTCGCCGATCGCGAAGTCCCATGCGGTGATGATGTTCATCCCGAAGGTCCGCGGGGGCGTGATGTAGAACCGGAAGTCCTGCTTCCGGAAGTACACACCCTCATCCGGCATCGGGTTCTGCTGGTACAAGGCAGACCAGATCCGAGGCTGCATATTCGCCCGGATCCGCTTCAACGCATCGGTCGGATACCGCGCCTCGTGTAGGCAGGTATCAATCGGGCGCAGCAGCTCCAGATCAGGGGACTCGTCCGGGTCCAGCTCTTGCGCCGTGCGCACGATGGCCTGGGTCACACGATCGCGGTACTCCCACGCTTCACTCAGCGCCGGGTACTTGATCACTTCGAACTGGTCCGCGGAAGGATCCACCCGGGCCATGTTCTGCAAGCGCCCGGCCAGGTCGTCATCGTTCCACCACGTCTGGATCAACAGGATTCCGCCACCGGGAGCCAAGCGGGTGTATGCCGTGGACTGGTACCAATCCAGCAGCTTGTTGCGTACCTCGATGCTGTCTGCCTCCTCCTGATTCTTGATCGGATCGTCAATGATCAAGATGTGCGCGCCCTTACCCGTGATACCACCGCCCACACCCGCCGCCGTGAACCCACCGCCCTTTGTCGTGTTCCACTTTTCGATGGACTGCGAGTCCGGGTTCAACTCCATCCCCGAGAAGATGCTCTGGTACACCGGATCGCGAGCCAACTCGCGCACTTTGCGCGAGAAGATCATCGGCAGCTCCATGTTGTAGCCGACGTTGATGATCTCGTGCTGCGGATGTTGCCCCAGGTGCCACGGTGGGAAGCGCACGCTGGCCAACTCAGAATTGTGCGTGACCGTCAGCCGCTCACCAACCAGGTACAGCCCGTCCGGGCGGTCTACCTGAATGCAATGACCGACCTCGCCATTCGGACGTCGCTCGATCGACTTGACCCCAACCCGACGCTGCGGCGCCAACCGCTGAATCGCTTTTCGCTCCAAGATACAAGGAATGCGGATCGTCGGTTGAAACCCGACCGTATACACCGTCTGACGCCCCTGGATTCCGGACGTCGACAAGGCCGGGCCCTGAGAAGTGCCGTAGGCGCGGAACCCAAGCGAATTCACAAGCTCATAGACGTCCGTGGCGAGCGCCTGCGACACCGTCACCACCCGTACGCGCCCGGTGTGTTCTTCAACATGCCCGTCAGTGTCCACCAGCCCAGCAAGCAGCTCTAGCCGCTGCTCGATGCTCCCCAAGAGGTATGCCCTCGGAATGCGCTTCGGACCTCCAAGAAGCCCAAGCGCCTTGAGCTCCCGGCTCATTCGCCCAGGTACATTTGGACGCGGTCCGCCGAAGTATGTCGTGGCGCACCCCGTCTCCCCATGTGTGCAGACCGCCGATACCTCATACCCACGGCGTGCGATCTCTTCGACAACCCCTTGGTCCGCTGGTGAGTGGGTGACGCACGGCTTTGTCGTGCTCCCGTCGCCGAGCCAGGCACCGAGCGTGTAGGGATCCATCGGAAGATCAGCGTGCGGGAACCGCAGAGGAGCTGCAACAGGCAGCTGGAACTGGGCGCGCCCTCCGGAAAACAACTTCCGCTTGGCCATCGCCTCAGTACTCAGCACCGTCCACCGACCACGACTACGCTCGAAGACACACCACTCATGGTTCTCATGGCATCGGAGCGCACTTCCGTCGGTCAGTTCAACAACCATGTCAGAAGCGGTCTTCTCGGACACCGCGAGTACCGTCGTGGGATGCCCGTCAGGCCCGAAAACACGATCTCCAGGGCGCAGAGCCCCGTGGGGAACCCACCCACTAAGAGTTGGGACCGGCGTACTGTCCGCCATCTGCTTTCCATGGCGCGGCGGCATCAACAACATGAGCCGCGGGGACTTCTTCGCAGCCACATCGGCCGAGAACTTCTCCAGACGAGAGCAGATGTCCGCGTGCACCCACCCCGCTTCGTAGCTCCCATGCGTCAAGGACACGAAATGGAGCAATCGGCGCCGCGCCAGGATGCGCCTGGCGAGGATCTTCTCCGCTTCACTCAGCGGTTTCTTGGTCATCAGAGGCCTTCTCGGTCTTTCGGAGCGTGGTGGAGACCTCTTCGAACTCAGCGTCGATCGCGTCAGGGCCTTCCTGCACCAACTGCAGCAGCTCTTCGTCGCGGAGGCCCTCCAAACGGGCCAAAGTGCGCTGCCCAGCGACCGAAATCGTGAGCTCAGCGCGCGTCGGCTCGTAGAACCCGCACATCTTACCGATTTCACGCCAGCCGCTGATCATCACGAGCGGCTCTGCCTGCGTTCGGGCCATGTCGATGGCCTCCAGGAAGCCGTCGATCACGCGCTTTTTCGTCATTCCAGACGTCTGCGCGACGATGGCCTTCCGATCCGCGATCGCGGCGGCCACGTTCGGCTTCTTCGCAAGCATACACCCGCGTGCGCTCGGGTTTTTGAGGTGCGGGAAGGCCACTCGGCACGCTGCCTTGTCCGACATCCCGTCTTCAGCGACGCACTTCACGAAGAGCGCTTCGGCTTCGGTCAATCGGCGGTTTGGATCGACCCGGGCGAGCCGTTCTTTATCGTGATTCGAGCTGCGCCCTGCGGTCACCAACCCGTTTTTCAGGGGTTTTGCCATAGGAATCGAAGTGATATCAGTTTCGTGGGCGGATTTTCTCAGAATTTTTTCCGGATTGATAGGGAACGAGGGCGGGGGTACTTCGGGTTTTGAGTTTTGGAACTCAGAACGAAGAAACGAAGGACTCGGAACGAAGAAACGAGGGGGCGAAGTTCGCAGAAATTTGGTGATTGTGCTTGCGAGGTACCCTCCCCCGCCCTGCGCTCGATGCACCCCCCACTTCGGATTCGGTTTCCTCGTTCCTCGTCACCGAACCCTCAGTGGGGGACAGCGTGCATCAACGCTACAGGCGAGAGGTCAAAAACTACAACCAATGCACTCGCTCAACGCTCGCAGATCACAAGCGCAGATCACAAGCGCAGATCACAAGCGCAGATCACAAGCGCAGATCACA